TTACTGCTTACACTGTAAGAACGCCGCAAACTCCGCTCCCCAGAAGCTCATCCGTATTTCACACAGCGAACCGTGCAACATCCAGATGATGAGGATTGCCGTCACGCAGAACGTGATGGTCGTAAGCGATTTTTGCGACATAGCACTTGCTCCTTTTCCGGAGAGGCGCTAACCTTTCACTTGTCAAGGTAATGCGGTTAGGGCCTCGGTTAAACAGAGATGTTTTCCGGGGCCTTTCCACATCTGGCCTTCGGGTATTCCCTCCGACCATCAGCCGAAAGGCACCCGCGCGTAATCTATCGCTTTTTTGTTACTCCGGCAATTCTGCCTGTTAATTCTGAGGTAAAGGCAAGCTCATCTGATTGTTTCCCCTGTGTGAAGCTGGCAGATCATGCCACGGGATATCTTCTGAAGAGTGAACGCCGGAGGCGTGTTTTGATGTGAATTTATGGAAAGCTTCCAGTGTTGAGAAGCATACGCCGCATTCCAGATTGTTACACTGGTAATACTTTTGCCGCACGGTGTTTGAATCATTTTCCGGACGACTGGTGCGGATACGGGCAGATGCGCCACAAAGCGGACAACGGAACATAGCGACCTCCCTTAACGTAGTGCAGGGGCTATTCTAAGTTGTTCTGGCTCATACTCCAACAGCCAGTCCGTTTCGAGCGAAAAGCGGTGATTTAACTCTTGAAGAAATAGGCTTTGATACGATTTATCCAAAGCCTGTAAAAGATTGGAATGTTTTTTATCCTGTCATCTATTTTGGGAAAAGATCAGGAAATAGTTATGCACTTATAGATTTACTATAGCATTGTATTATTTGAGTACACCCTCATGTTTTGATTTGTGCGCTAATAGAACTTTTCTGTCTTTTCTTCTGCTCTTGAATGTATGTCTGCACCATTTCTGTTATGGTTGAAAATGCACTATGTTCTTCTATAGTTATTTTTAATTTAAATGTTTTAATGACCGGATTGGTAAGGTTATTTGCATCAACTCTCACCTCAATTGCACCATTCACTTTCTTTGGTTTGTTGGCTGTATATACGAACAACGGGAATATTTCTTCTTTGACTTGATGACGCCACTCTTCGCATTCCAGCGATACAACTTGAACTGGCTCATTTCTCTTTTCTTTATAATAAAAATCGTTTTTATCCCTTTCTGTTGGAGTAAGAGATAACAAAGGACCAATTTCTTTTGAAATTATACTGGATAGCGGTGTTTCCAAAGCTCCCCCAGCGTAAGGCATTCTTTCTGTTACGCCACATACACTACGCCATTTTCCTTTGGGGGCGGTAGGGGCTGAAGGTAGGTCAATCCTTTTGCTTTCAGTCAGCTCTTCCATTATCTCCCAATTAAATCCACACAGACGAAAATCTCCTTTTGCTGTAAATGTTACCACAGCACGTTCAGCGATAGTATAACCTGTGTTTTGTAATAAAAACGACAGCGGGTATTTTATTGCCTTCGGATTAATATGAGTATGACAGTTTTTCAGTATTTCTTCACACTGCTTTTTCCAAAGTGGATAATGTTTTTCTTTATAAAGAGAAATATCATCTGCTGATACAGGGAAATACTCCTGTTGACTAAATGACTTGATGATTTTTTCTAGTGATTGTGGGGTAGTTTGTTCATTGTCAAAGTTTGTAACCAATGGGAATGCATCCGTTAGTTGACAAAGCAAATTATCAACTTCATATTCAGATAAAGCTGTATAATAAGGAAGTACAATATTTAATTGCTCGTCATCGGCTACTTTAATGCTGAAATCGGGCATAGACTGAGTGAATTGCTTCAGCTTAGCTTCCAGCAATTTAATTTGTTTATCCTTTTCATCTGGCTCAGCAGGAAGCAACCATGAAGAAGGCACTTTATAGCAGATTATATTATGTTTTATTGCTGAAAAACGTGGACCGCTATCATTGGTAATGATTGCCACCTCCGAATCTGGATCGTCAGCGCAATACCCTGCCGCAATACCAACAAAACGATCGTCGGCCTCCTGATAATCCAATTGTTCAGATAACTGTTCACATGGTTTCAGGCTTAGATCCATGGTAAGAAAAACTCGCGGCGAGCGTTCACGAATAACAAGAGTCATGTCAGTTGAATCAACTACTTGATTAAATAGGCTAGCAGCCTTCCTTGCTTTTTTGGATAGGCGGGAATTACCTTGCCCTTTCTGGCGGTCAATCTCTTGCTGAATGGGCCTTGTAATAATGATACATACTTCATCACAAGCAGTAATCTCGGAAAAATTTACCTGCGTCAAGTCCTTGCATTGTAGAAAAATGTTTGAGTCTGGGAATAAATACAGCTTTTTGTTCATTCAAACCTCAACTATGTCAATGGTGTTAGATTAATATAATAATAGTTATCAATTGGTTATCAAAGCATGATTCTTACCACCCCTGATGTCAGGTAGGAAAACACCATATGTTTCTGCTCTGTTTTTCCTTAGAAATAGGCATCCTTGCTGGAACAAAGCGAGCAGCTATATTGACTCTATGTTGTGAGTGTGTTGATCCGTTCTGAGTTAATACATTTAAGTTGCTCACTCTGTTTCTGCTATCCATTCCGGGATTTTTGCCTCAAGCTCAAGCTGCGTGGTAAAGCCGCTGTTATCAATGGTGTGCTCGGCTTTTGCAATAATCCAGTCCTGATTATCAATCTCGCTTTTAAATCCTGTTACCGTGCCATGCATTTCGGGGTAGAGTTCTGCACGTCCATGCGCCAGTGTGATGGAGAATGATGCGGCTCCGCGTTGTAGCTGCTGCCACTTTGCCGCCGCTGCACGTCTTGCTGCCTGCTCGTTCTGATAAGTTTTGCGTAACACAAACACGTTGCCTTCCGCACCTTCCATATAGTCGCCTTCCCGGCTGCTGCTTTTCTCCTTTTTTGGTTTTGACGGTTTGCGGCGTTTCACGCTGACTTTTTTCTTTTTCCCGTAATTAAGATCAAGCCAGTAAGCGCGTACCCCCGTATACGCTTCGCGGTCAGCAATGCGGAACTGATGGCGATCGCCGCTGCTGCGTGTGATGGCGAACGAGGGCAACGGCTGGCCCTGTGCGTTCACGCCACCGCCGGGCATGATGAATAACAGATTACCTCTTTTTACCGTGGTGATTGCGCCCAGCATTTCCGCCATGCGCGTAAGGAAGGACATGTCGCTTTCTTCGGTCTGGTCGGCGTGGTCGATTTCGATATCCATCAGCATTTCGCTGATTTGCGGTTTCAGACCATACCGATGAGCGATGGCGGATACCACACGCTCAACGGTCACATCATGCCAGGACACCTCACGTTTAACGTTAAATTCATCCCGAAAATCTGCGCTTCTGGCTGAAACAGTCAGCCTGTCCGGCGGTCCTTCGTGAGCGATTTCATCAACAATGTAAGTGCCTTTTTCTGTCAGCGGTTCTCCTTTCCAGCCAATGAGAACCGTCAGGCGCGCGCCCCGTGGCGGTAGCTGCAACTGACCATCCGCATCATCCAGCGTGATGGTGAGCTGGTCCGCCTCAAATCCCCGGTTGTCGGTCAGTGACAGGCTCATCAGGCGCTCTGCCACGCCTGACAGCGTTTTACCCTCCGCGAGAATATCAAAATCCGGCATTTTCACGGGGTCTGTGCCCTGACTGAGCAATTGCATGGTGGTGTCGGTCATCTGCTCCCTCCCTGTGCGGCATGGTCGCATGTGCGTGCGGAGGGGGTTACTGCTTTTTGTTGTCGCCGGGGCGGGAGAACGGCGCAGGGGTGAGATTACGCGCGTGGTGGGTGATGATTGTTGCCGAATCATTTAACGGATACAAGGGGCTGAAGCTATGAGTGAAACTCGTTTTCATGGTGCCCGTGTTACGGAAAGTACCGACCTGGTAACAGCGATTAATGATGTTGATTCCAGTGTTATCGGTATCGTGGCAACGGCGGATGATGCGGACGCGGAGCTGTTCCCGCTGAACAAGCCCACACTGCTGACCCGCGTCAATGACGTGCTGGGAAAATGCGGAACAACGGGGACGCTTTATCGTGCGCTTAAGGCCATCGCAGACCAGGTGAGCACAAAGGTGATCGTCGTTCGCGTGGCTGAACATAAAGAAGAAGACGGAAAAACGCAGGATCAACTGGTTATCGGTGGTTCTGAATCTGACGGCAGCTATACGGGGATGTATGCGCTGCTTGTTGCAGAGCAGGATGAAAGCATCGGATACCGTCCGCGTATTCTGGCCGCGCCGGAGCTGGACACGGAGGCGGTAACAAAATCCCTGTGCGTGATTGCGGGTAAACTGCGCGCGTTTGTGTATGCCTCATGTCACGGCTGTAACACGATGGCTGAGGCGATTACCTACCGCCAGAAATTCAACGAACGTGAGGTGATGCTCTTATGGCCGGACTTCATCGCCTACAACCCGAAAAGTGGCAAAAACGAAACGTTCCCCGCGCCTGCCTATGCGTGCGGCCTTCGTGCGTACATTGACCATGAGCAGGGCTGGCACAAATCACTGTCCAACGTTCCGGTTAAAAATGTGCTGGGGATGTCGAGGCATGTGTTCTGGTCGTTGCAGGCCGAAGACAGCGATGCCAACAGCCTCAACAACAAAGAAATCACGACCATTATTCGTCGCAACGGGTTCCGCTTCTGGGGCAACCGCACACCGGAAACGAACGCCTACATCTTTGAGGTGTATACCCGAACCGCACAGGTGCTTGCTGATTCAATTGCGGAAGCGCAGTTTGAAACCATCGACAGTCCACTGACGCCTGCGAACGTGAAGGATGTTATCAGTGCCATCAGGGCAAAACTGGATTCACTGGTTACTGCCGGGAAACTGATTGGCGCGGAGTGCTGGTATGACGTGGTGGATAACAGCACCACGGATTTACGTCAGGGGCGTGTGCGTATTCGCTACAAATATACGCCCGTTCCGCCACTGGAAGACATGGAGCTTTACCAGACGTTTACTGATGAATACTTTGAACCCGCATTTGCGGTGCTGGGAGGTGCCTGATGGCTGTACCAAAACATCTTCGCTTTTTTACGCTGTTTGTGGATGGTGAAAACGAAGTGGGTAAGGTGACGTCCGTCACTCTGCCCAAACTGACGCGCAAAACCGACAGCTACCGGGGGGGCGGCATGATGGGTGCGGTAAGTATTGATCTCGGTCTGGACGACTCCGCGCTTGATGCGAGTTTTGTCATGGGGGGAGCTGTTCGTGCGCTGTTCCTTAAGTATGGCGGCACGATTGACGGCACGCTGCTGCGTTTTGTGGGTGAATACTACACCGATGCAGAAAGCGATCTGTATGAAATCGAGATGCGCGGGCGTGTGACGGAAATTGATATGGGGGAAGCCAAACAGGGCGAAGCCACATCACACACTTACGCCATTAAAAACACCTACTACAAGCTGAGTGTTAACGATCGCCCGTTGTGGGAGATTGACCTGCTGAACTTCATTTACCGGAAGGACGGCAAGGACATTGTGCCTGACCGTATCCGTTCCGCGCTTGGGCTTGGCTGATAAGTAATATGCAGGCGGCGCAGTGCGTCGCCTCTGACTGAAAAGGAGACAACTGATGAAAGACATCGATACTGAAACCCGGAATAACACCGTGGCGGGTGATGTGACGGCAGGTGAGGATATGGCTGTCGAACGTGGCGTAAAACTGACCCGACCAATTGAGCGTGGTGGCGAAAAAATCACGTATGTGGAGATCACCGGGGCTATTGAGCAGGCTGGATCCCTGCGTGGTCTGTCGCTGTCTGATGTGCTGAATCTGAAAGCGGATACCATGTTTACGCTGTTGCCTCGCGTGACCTCGCCACGACTGGATGAAGTGATGATTAAAAAAATGTCGTCACGCGATTTTATTCAGTTGTGCGCAGTGGCTGTAAATTTTATGAGCGAGCCAGACTCTGGCGCGAAGAGCGTGCAGGAGACGGCAGCGTAATCACCCTGGTGTGCTTTGAGCACATCGAAGATCTGGTGGCGGATATTGCCGCCATTTTTAACTGGTCGCCCGCCGAAATCTTCATGATGACGCCCGGCGAAGTGGTTAGCTGGCGCGAGCGGGCGGCACTTCGCAGCGGGAATGCAGATAATGAAGACTCTTGATATCCGGGTCGCTTTCAGCGCCGTTGACAGGCTGACCCGGCCTGCCGAAAACGCCCGCCGCCTGATGGGGCAGTTTGGTGACTCCATCCAGCGAACGCAGGGGGCGATCAAAAATCTCGAGCGTCAGGCGCGTTCATTTGAGCGCGCCCGCGACGCTGTCAGTAAAGCGGATGCGGGTATCGTGAAAGCACGACGCCAGCTTAACGCCCTTAATCAGTTACAACGCACGGGTACAGTGCTCAGCGAAAAACAACAAAAGCTGATGCAGCAGTTAAGCACCCGGCTTGAACGCCTGAATGAATCGCGCACACGGGAAATTCAGAAAATGCGGGAACTTGGCGGAGAACTGAAACGCCACGGCATTTCCCTGACAGGCAGCGATAACACCATCCAGCAGGCCATCAGACGCACCGAACAGTACAACAACCAGCTTGAACGCGAACGGCAGGCGCTTGCGCGTGTAACGCGGGCGCGTGAGCGGTATTCGCGCGCGCAGGAAACCGCGGGAAAACTGAAAACAGGTGGTGCGCTGGCAATTGGTGCGGCAGCGGCGGGCGGCTATGCTGCCGGGCGTTTTTTGCAGCCTGCGATCGGGTTCGGGAAAGAGATGTCCCGCGTTCAGGCGCTGACGCGAATCGACCAGAACAGCCCACAGTTTAAGGCGCTGCGTGAGCAGGCGTTAAAACTTGGCTCTGAAACGCAGTTCACCGCAGGCGATGCCGCCAGTGGCCAGGCATTTCTTGCAATGGCTGGCTTCACACCACAGGCCATTCAGGCTGCGCTTCCCGGTGTGCTGAGCATGGCAACGGCTGGCGGTATGGATCTCGGCGAGACGGCGGATATTGGCTCAAACATCCTGACGCAGTTCGGCCTTTCTGCCGACCAGATGGACCGGGTCGGTGACACGCTCACCGCAGCGTTTACCCGTACCAACACTGACCTTCGCGCACTGGGCGAAACCATGAAATATGCAGGTCCGGTGGCGGGCAAGCTGGGAATATCGCTGGAGCAGGCCGCAGCGATGGCGGGCGTGCTGGCGAATATGGGTATCAGGGGAAGTGATGCCGGGACGGCAATGCGTGCCAGCCTGGCTCGTCTGGCATCACCGCCAAAGGCGGCAGCAGAGGCGCTGAAAGAGCTTGGTGTGGCAGTCTCTGACGCGAACGGCAAAATGCGCCCGATGGAGGATGTGCTGGCCGACCTTTATAAAGCCACCCGCAAATACGGGGAAGTTGACCGGGTATCGTTCTTTAAGGACATTGCCGGAGAAGAGGCTTTCACATCGTTTATGGCGCTCGTTGATGCAGCGGGTGACGGTTCCTTACCCAAACTGAGAAAAGAACTTGAAGGCGCGCGCGGTGAGGCTGAACGCACAGCAAAGGTTATGGCCAACAACCTTGACGGCGATCTGAAATCACTCGGCAGTGCATGGGAAGGGTTGCGCATCCGCATTGCAGATCTGATTGACGGTCCGCTGCGTTCTGTCACGCAGTGGCTCACGCGGGTGGTATCAAGGGTGACGGCGCTGGCGCAGGCCCATCCGGCACTGACGCGCCAGCTACTGATAGCAGGCGGTGCGTTGCTGGCAATGACTGCAACGGTTGGCTCGTTGTCGCTGGCTATTGGTGTGCTTGCTGGTCCGCTGGCAAAACTGCGTCTTGGTTTTTCTCTCCTGACCGGATCAATGAATGCTGTCAGGGTCCTGCCAGCACTATGGGGAATGGTGACGGGTTCCGTTTCTTTACTGGGAGGCGCTATCGGGGCGCTGTTCAGTCCGGTTGGTCTTATCGTGGCTGCGCTTGCCGGAGCTGCCGTCCTTATCTGGAAATACTGGGATCCCATCAGGGCATTTTTTGCCGGGGTGTTCAGCGGGATTATGGAAAGGCTGAACCCGTTGCGTGAAACCTTTGAACGGTTTGGCCCTGTTTTTGACGCAATCGGAAGCGGGATCAGCCAGGTGTTTAACTGGTTTAAATCGCTGCTGTCACCGATGGAGTCCAGCAAGGAAACGCTGGATAAATGTACCAGTGCTGGCGAGATATTCGGTAACGTTCTTGGCGGTGCGTTACAACTTGTTCTGACACCTGCAAAAATGCTACTGGATACGCTGGCGTGGATACTTGAAAAACTTGGCGTCCTTCCGGATGAAGCGGAAAGGGCGCGCAAGAAAATCGAAGACGCACAGCGTGCGGCCATTCTTCAGGATAAGGTTGCCTTACTTCAGGGGGACCTGGCGAAAATCAATCCGCCGAAGCCTGTGGAAAATGGCAATGGCACCGGAGGTGATAAACCCAAAGACAACAAACCGCTCACAGACAGCAATACCGGGACGCTACGCAGACTCAGCAAAATTGCTGATAACACAGGTAAGCTGGTTGATGAGACGAAAAAACGCATTGGCCCTGGCGATATTGTCTTTAAGAACCTGCCCCGCGCACTTGCTGTTCGTGGGGAGTGGCAGGAGCGGAAGATTGCGCAGGTCAGTAAGCCTGCCCCCGCAATTAATATCACACCCGTGGTCCCGGCTCCGCTGCCTCCGGCGCTGGTCCCTGTTGTTGCGGCCAGCTCCCGCCCGGTGGCGGAGGCCATACGATCTCCAGTGGCATCAGTTCCTGTAACTTCCCGTAACCGGGAGCCTGTTGCCTCCGGATTTGGCGGTGAAATTCATGTTCATCTGCATAACGTTGTTACGCAGAATCCCCGCGAACTGGCGAAACTGGTCGGTGAAATGGTCAGGGCAGAGATGGAACGGCGCGCCCGTGCCGGACGTGGCAGTTTTTACGATAAAGATTGAGGAGTCATGGTCATGATGATGATCTACGGCATGTTTGTTTTTGAGCTGCGCACACTGCCGCATCAGCAGTTACAGCAAAACAAAAGCTGGCGGCATGTGAAAAATGAACGTGTTAACCGTTCAGCAAGCTGGCAGTATATCGGTGCAGGTGATGATCGCATCGTGCTTTCCGGCGTGCTTTATCCTGAAATTACAGGTGGCGAAGTGTCGCTGTCTCTGCTGACCACGCAGGCATATACAGGACGCCCCTGGCCTCTGATTGATGGTGTCGGGCAGATTTACGGCATGTATGTCCTGACCGGAACGAATACGACCCGCTCCGAGTTTGATCGCTACGGTAAGGCGAAAAAGATAGAATTTTCACTGACTCTTGAACGCTGTGATGAGGATTTGCGGGAGCGCCTGCAATCCTCATCGTTCAGCGATATGTTGTCCGGCTTCAAAGATAAGGTGACATCATCCCTTAATAGCGCGACCAGCTCAGTTAAGGGGCTGCTCTGATTTAACGTATGTCGCCAATTTCCTGATGAAGGTGACTGGCGACTTGCTGTTGTATGTCCTTCTCAGAAAATTGTTTTTGAATAACAAACAACAGGATTTTATAATCTCTTAACCTTATAATATGTGTGGTCTGAAATAATAATTAAGGAGATTATCGTGCTGTCTTACTTAATGGCAATTCACTTTGTTTTATTTGGGGACTCTACTAATTTAAAAAACTTCTGGAAATATGAAGTAATTCGGCGGAAACGTATGGATATCTGGAGGCTTTTAAGAGAGAAAAAACAGCGTAACCGGAATTTCCTTTTCTGGTGGCGGTTGGCTAACGAAATGTATATTAATGGTAATAAATTACATAAGAAAGCAGCCAAAAAGTTAAACAGTAAAATAATTAACAAATTTGGTTGTGAAATTGGATTGGGCGCAAATATTGGAAAAGGGTTAACAATTCCCCATCATGCTGGAATTGTTGTTCATTTTGCTGTTGATGCTGGTGAAAATCTGGTGTTACGACAGAATACTACCATTGGACAGATAGATGGTGACATGCCTGGTTCAAGAGTAAAAATTGGTAGTAACGTTGATATCGGAGCTAATTGTTGCATCATTGGATTATCACGTAAAATTGGGGATAATGTAAAAATAGGTGCAATGTCTTTTATAAATAAAGATATACCATCGAACTGCACATATATAACTAAAAAGAGCGGTGTTGTATTGTATAAATAGAGTACATAAAGCCATCTATATTTCAATCGATGGCTTTTTCTCTTTATTGTGGGGCGACTGGCCACTCAACATCCGCTGCTACCGCTGTATTAACACGATTCAACAATACCCGGTATGTCTTCCATGCAGCCAGTAACGATGCCTCTTCCTCCGTTGCAATATCCAAATCTACGGCATCCTGAAGTGGCGCAATATGCTCGCTGGCTACCTGCATCAGGCTGTTTTTTGTTTCTTCCGCCTCCCTTATCCGAAACAGTTTTTCTGCTTCTGCATCTTTCACCCAGGATGTGCCGTTCCACTTCTGATACTCTCCATACGGCGACAACCAGGTAACATTTTCCGGTAATGGACCGAGTTCAGAAATAAATAACGCGTCGCCGGAAGCCACGTCATAGACGGTTTTTCCCCGATGGTCTTCAACGAGATTCCACGATGCCTCATCACTGTTGAAAACGGCCACGAAGCCAGCCGGAATATCTGGCGGGGCAATATCGGTACTGTTTGCAGGCAGACCTGTATGAGGTGGAATGTATGCATCACCTTCACCAATAAACTCATTGGTTCCGGTCAGTAGATTATAAATTTTTATGGTCCGTGATTGTTCACTCATTCTGAATGTCATTATGCAAGCCTCACAATATAGTTAAATGCGATGTTTTTTACGGTGTTTTCTGCGTTCCCCGTAGCATTAACGGTGATGGTGTGTCCGTGGGGACCAATAATGACAGAATGGGCATGAGCACCAATGCCGATAGTGTGGTTATGGGCACCGATATATACATTGTGAGCATGCCCTCCTGCGCTCGACGTGGTACCTGTACCTAACGCAGCGTTATAACCGGCTGATACACCATTCCCCGCGCCAGTGTGACCAACAGGTATATTGTGTGAATGAGCTCCTGCGCTATTTGTGGTTTTTGTGCCGTAATCAAATGAACTGGTCGTTTTAGTACCGTAATCAAACGACGATGTGGTTTTCGTCCCCAAATCAGTACTGGATGCGCTGGCGCTGTGGGTGTGCGATTTAATGCCGTCCTGTTCCTGAGACAATACGGCACGACCACTGGCAGGTTTGCCCTTGATAGTCCAGCCACGCATATCAGGAATAACGCCTGACGGATAAGCGACTGCAAGTTTCGGGTATGCAGATTTGTCAAAAGTCTGCCCCTGTATCAGGGCATAACCAGACGGAACGGTATCTGATGGCCACGGAATCGGTGCACCGACTGGATAAAACTCTTCAGGAGGATGAGCCGAGGTGTAAAGCTGCGCCCACGGCGACCAGTTTGCGTCGGTCGTATCCCGTCGTGAACGAATAAATGCCGGAGCATGAGCACCGCTTATACCACTCCAGCCGATGAGTAATTCGCCTTCGCCAACGGCTGTCATCCCTTTCAGGTGAATGATATTTCCATACGTTGTTGGATATCCGTTGTTATACGCCTCGTATAACTCCAGACCTGTGGCCCCCTGCATATTATCTGTCAGGGCGGTCAGCCGACCTTTTGAAGCCAGATTAACTGACGATACTGCTGTCCCATCTGACGGTAACGCCCCGATCTCTGATGCTGTTGGCTTATTCCTGGAGTTATAGTCCCTTCGCCAGCCAGGAGCATAAGCATCACCATGATTAATATAAGTAAATTGAGCATTAGGGATGCCTTCACCGCTGGATGTACTCGGTGTGGTAATGCGTATGGTCATTGCGCCGCGGGTGCCAATAACTTCCACAACAGCACCTGCAAGACAAATACT